CTGGTGCTGCGGCTGGTGGCAGTGTTTCAATCCCTTCTGGTGCGGTGGCAGGACCAGCTGCTGCTGGCGGAGGAGTCGGTTCAATTATATTTCCGTCTGGTCCTAAAACAGGTTTACCAGTTATTCCAGCAATAAAGTATTCGATTGGTATACCTACTGGAGCATTTGGTCTTTCATCAACTGGTGGTTTATTATCAATATTTGGATCTAGATAAGGTCTATTTTCAGCAAACCATTCTAGAAGATTACTAAAGTCTATTCCGTTAAATACGTCTATTGGTCCGTATGCAAAATTAAAACTCATTAGTAATATACCGCCGGTTGTACGTAAAAGCTTACACGTTCTCTATCTTCTTCTCTAGCTTTTTCCCATTCGTCTTTATAAACTGCAGTAAGTTCTGCTCTTCTGTTTACATCTACAGTTCCAGGATGTTTGTGTGCTAACTTAAGAGTCAGTCCACTAATCATAGGAGGTAGCATACGTTTTGGTATTTGAACGTTTTGTCTGTAATCAATATACGGAACTGTTACTTGTCCACCAGCTGTGCTAGTCCATGCAACATCATCTGGATATTTAATCATCCATGCTTTTAATTTGTAGTAAGTTTGATCAGGTACAGGCCACAAATAAACTTTGTGTGTAGCTACACCACTACTATCATATTGAGCATTACGCTCAACAGCATATTGTGATGGCTTGCCTGAAGTTGTTTTAGTTGGAAGTTGTAGATAATCAGTAAGACTAATACGTTCTATTTCTTGATCAGAATCTGGGTCAGCATTAGTATCTGTTATAACTGCATCTAATATATCTGAATATGTATTAGAACTAAACGTAATGTGCCCTTGATCTTTGGTCATGGTGTGTTCTATTAAATCAAGAGTAAATAAATTTACACCATCATTAACCCATTCCAACATTAATAAGTTGAGAGAACGTCTAGCTGTAACTAGATCATAACCGCCCTTAGAACTTACGCCAAGTCTTTCATAAGCTTCTTGTATTACATCATCAATCGTTAGATTGAATGTCTGTGTGCCTGATGTGGCCATATTTTGTCCTTCCTATATTAAGGTACGAACAATCAAATAACACATTTGTGCAAATACAGTGCCACCAATTACCCAAATAAATTTAGAAAGTTTATCAATGTCTTGAGCCATGTGGGCCAAATGATTGTCTTTTATTAAATCTATTTTTTGGTTAAGTAATTTGAGGTCGCCTTTAATTTCTATAATCGCTTCTTTGTTAGTTTGCTCGCTCATTTATTACTCTACGTATGTCTTAGTACATTCCATAACAACAGTATACATATTACCTGCATCTGCTGTACCGGGTATAACTATATTAATATCGTCTTGGTTTGTGTTCGAGGATTGGTTTGCAGGAATTCCACCGAATTCTCTGAAGTCCCAATAACCTGTTCCAGTTAATCCAACAATAGGAATATCCCCATCATCATCTTCATAATCTAAACGGGCGTATGAATCTCCTCCATCACCTGTATCACAGGCAAACCATAATCTTTGTATGCTCAAAGTTTTGCAAGTTGTTCCGTTTGGAAGTGCATCCATTGCTGATACATCTCCGAATACTGTAGTACCGCCTGTACCATCTGATTGAATTACTATTTTAATAGTAACTCTTTTTTCATTTTGTTGTAATATAGTTGGACCTGTTACTGTGTCTGCCATATTGTTCTTCCCTTCTTAATCAAGAATATGAGGGCCCGAAGGCCCCCATTAATTATATTATTGGTCTGCGAATGCAGGTGCGTCTGCGCCTTCTGCATAACCCCAAATGTAATAATTAGTGCTATCTTTAGCCATAATATTAACCTCAAATAAACCACTATCTGTAAGAGTTAAACTTGAGTTAGAGTTTCCATCAGAGTAAACAGATACGTTATCTGCGTTAGAATCTAAATGAACAATACCACCAATGTAAAAATTAGTATTACCTGGTGTTAAAATAATTAGATTTTCTGTTTCTTCTGCTGCGCCGCCATAAATAAGTTTATAACATTGTCCAGCAACTGGTGCTGGTAGAGTGATAGTTCTGTTAGCTGCTAGTGCAGGAACTACAAGAGTTCTTCCACTGTGTGTTGCAGCGTCAAGAGTTTTATCTTCATCGCCTAATGCAACAGGTGCGTCACCCATAGTTACAATCTCAGTAATTGTTCCTGTAGTTGCATTTTTACTTATTGCTTTAAGTGTGCTTTCCGATCTAATCGGACCGCTAAAAGTTGAATTTGCCATTCTTTAATCCTTCTGGGAGTATAGTCCCAAGTTATTTTCTTACTGTCTCTATAACGTCTGCTTGGCCAGTCAAGTAAGATTTGTTAAATCCAAGTAGTAAAGGGGACATTTCTGCCCCCTCTACAAAGTGTGTTATACGCCTTCGTTTCCGTATACGCCTCTCCAGTCAGAAAAGCCAAAGCTATATCTTTCTCTAGATTTGTATCTTACGTTTCCAGTTTCAAAGTCGCCTTCCATAGAAGTCGCTATAGGTGCTCTAGTGAACATTTTCATTCCGTTAGGAACATCAGTTCTAATAAAGAACGCATCTGGATCACTAAATCTGTGATTCACATGGTATCCACCTGGAAGCATTCCAGTAGACTTAATTGCATTCACATCATTGTCTGATGATCCTGGTCTGTATGGAGATGCTAGTAGTCTTTCAGCTACGAATACCAATTGTCTTGGTATGTGTAGTGTACGACCTTGAGCCGCAATCGGGATGTCTTTATCGTCAGTAAATCCTGCGATATCAATTAATGCTGTTTCAAGAGAAGCCTCTGAAAGGTCAGCATAAGTTGTAGGTCTGTTAGAACCTGTTGATCCTGAAGCTAATGGGTGAGCGTTAGATACTAACTCTTGTCCATCGCCGCCTGTGAAAGAGCTGTTGAAAGCTCTGTTGTAGACGTTTGCCGCTTTAGTTTGTTTAGCAGAAGCCATTGAACGTGCTAATGCTTTTGTTAATCGAGTAGATAACTTGTCATACAAATTGTCTTCCATAGCTTCCTCAGTAATTGAGAATGCCATAGCGACAGTTTCGTTAGTATAACGAGAAACATACCCCTCACCAGTGTTGCCATATGCAACAGCTTGACCTTCGAATTTAGTTTGAGCTGCCTCAAAACCTGGGAATAATACTTCCTCTTCGAAAGCTCTATTTGATGATTCCTCATCGAACAGTACTGCGTGCTCATTTTCGTAACGAGAATACTCAGTTCCGAAAATCGCGTTCAAACCAGGTACTAATTCTTTGAGTATTTGACCTCTTGTAATTGCCATATTCTATATCCTCCTAGATATTATATACCTGTAACGCCAGTAGCGCCATTTAGGTGTTGGTGTGAGTTAATTTTCACTACTATATCCATAGTAGTACCAGTTGCAGTATAAGTCCCATCAGCTTCTGCACTACCTAAAACAGTTAGTGGAAAAGTGTTAGTAGTTGCTACTGTAGAAGCATCAGCTACTAGTCCTGATTTGTGAGTTATTGCCGAACCTGTTGGTGAAGCTACAATTTGTACTAGCTTTCCAGTTGAGTTCGCTGCAGTTAAGCCTGTGCCTGCTTGATCTGATTGAATCTTAAAGATTGTAAACGGATCGTCATAGACATATGCTTTATATTGTGCTTTCGCTACAGTTCCATTCGCAATTGAACGTACGAATTTTACATCGCCTGTAGAATTATCTTCGTATTCTGCTCCCCAGAAAACACCGACAACCGCACCCGGAGATGCTGCGCCGACATCAGTTACTAGTAAGCCTGAGCTATAAGTAACAAGGTCGCCTTCGAAGTACGCAGATGGTGCAGTAGCAGCAATTCTATAACCATTCATATCTGTATAGTTATTTAAACGTACTGTACCTCCAGCTGCATGTCTTATTGGTGATAGACCATATCCAGCCATATAATTTCCTCCTTTAGAAAATTAATTATTATTATTAAAAGAAAACTAGATAACTAGATATGTCTAATTATTTAGTCTTCGAACTTAGTTTCTTTTGAACTTCCGCCTGTAACTGTAGTCTTTGATTCGTCCATGCCACGCATATCACCTTGACCTGCATTCTTAAGATCATTCGCGTAAGCTTTACCCATTAACTCTGCTTGAGAGTTATAGTGAGCAGTTCTTTGGTCTGCAATTTCTTGCGGAACTTTCATCAGAATTAAATCTCCTGAACGAACTGTGCCTGCGTGTTTACCTGTATCAAGAACATCTGGATAGGCATCTTCACCTAATTCATCTGGTCTTACAGGCTCATAGCCTTGTCGGACTCTACCATTTACATTTGCATCATCAGCTTGATTAAACAATTCATGTCTAACCCAACGATAATGAACCCCATCAGGTGGTGATTCCACCGTTAATTTACTGGGTGCTGTCCAAACTTTTTTACGAGATGTCGAAGCCCGTGTAGTCTTTTTTCGACTGCTTTGAGTTGCTTTTGTCATATTATCCTCCCGCCTTTAACTGGCGTTGTTTTTGGCGTGCATATTCTTTTAGGTCTACTCCAAGTCTATTTGCCATCTCAACTTCTGTTTTTGATAACTTAACTTTAGAACTACCAGGGTTTGCACGTGATCCCCCTACGACTGTTGGAACCTTATTAACATTCTTCTGCTTAAATTTCTCAGGAAATTCTGAGCGTATTCTAGCATCAAGTTCATTATAATATTCATCAGAATCTTCGTTAGGTACAATACCATCATCTACTAATTCTTTGTGAATAACTAATGCTGCCTGAGACATGATTCTGTCTGAAGTGTCCGTACCACCAAACCATCTATTTCTTTTTTGCCATTCAACTGCCTTACGGTCAGGTGATGGCGCATATTGATTAGGTTGTCTCGGAGTTTCAGTAACTGGATCAGGTGAAGATTGTTCGTTGGGTTTTTGAATTTGAGATTGTGCTCTAGCTTTGTATTGTTGAGCTACAAGAGTCTCAGCTTTTACGCTTGCGAGTGTATCTTGTGCAATAATCTCTTCATCAATGTTGCCATTTTCTTTAGCAATCTTCAAAGCAGATAGGGCTTGTTTTTCTTGACTCTCTAATTTATCAATATAATTGGAAATAGCACTTAACTCATTGTCTTTGTTTTTGTCTTCGAGTTTTCGTGCTTGAGAATGCCATGAAGCTTTATCTTGCTCTGCAGCTTTTAACTTTTCTTCAAGTTCCTTCTTTTGTGCAACAAGCCGCTTTATCCGTTTTTCAGCGCGCTTGCCAAATACTTTCTTTGAATCATCAGAATCTTCTTCCTCAGTTTCTGTTTTGGTTTCTTCAGGTTCTTCAGATTTTTCTTCTTCTTCTGTTTCCTCTGTTTCAACCGTTTCTTCAACTACGGTTTCTATTCCTGTGACTGGAGTCTCAGTATTATTTGACTCTTCAGGAGTATCTCCTTCATTTTCAGATAAGTCAATTACAACCTCATCGGCTTCTTCAACTGTATCTTCTATTCGTTCGTCTATCATATCAGACCTTTCCTTGGGTGCGACCCACGTTTAACGCTATCTACTATTTATTAGTATGCTGTAATTTTACAACATATTGTAGCAGAATGCAAGGGTTATTAATTATTTTAATGAAATTTTATCTGGATCTGCAACGAGTCCGATTACTTCATCATCATTAATGATTACATAATCCTCTTCATCATATCTAAGTTTACTACCAACATACTTGCCAGTAAGTACCCAGTCTCCTATATCACACCATTTTTGGGACTTATCCTCATAACAATCAGGCCCCATAGCAATAACTTGCGATATATTAGTAGCTAATTTTTGATGATGCTTAGTCTCATCAACTAAAATAATGCCCCCTGCTGTCTTCTCTTGAAGCTCTCTAGGCTTAAGCAATATTCTAAAACCAGCTGGAACTGGTAAATCATTTTTCTTTTTTGACATATTATTCTCCTGTTTCTTGTTTAATCATCTTCACATATTCTTGATGGAAGCGATCCTTCATATCAGCTAGTGTCTGTCCAACACCAACTAAATATCTATAAGTAGCAAAGTCTTCTGCAGCTCCACCAACTATTTGTTGTTGGTTTACTTCAATAGCTTCAGTTAAAACTTTATCAATTTTTTCTTTAAATGTACTTGCGTTCATATATTCTCCTGTAAGGGGGGCAAGTTAAATTTATCTAATCTTAATTGTCTTTGGTTTCTTTTCCTCTGGTACAATTTTCTCTAGTTGTATAGTAAGCATACCATTTACTAGTTCTGCTCCATTTACAACCACATCATCAGCAAGGCAGAAGCTGCGAGTAAAAGCACGCTGAGATATACCTTTGTGCGTAAGTTCTTTAGCTTTCTCTTTATTCTTTGTTGTGGTGTAGTCATAATTAGATTTAATGGTTAATGTATTATCAGCATAGGTAACTTCAATATCTTTTTTATCAAAGCCAGCTAAAGCTAACTCAATAATGTAATTAAAGTCATCTGTTTTTCTGATATTGTAAGGTGGATAACTCGGAGCATCCATTTGTATGGATTGGAGTTTATCTAAGAATGAATCAAATCCAACAGTAAAAGGTCTGTATGGTTCCCAATTCATTAAGTTAAGTGTCTTGATCATAATAATTTCCTTTCAAGCAAAATTAAATTTAGACCCCATTTGGCGGTCAAGTTAATTATACATAAATTATTCTACATTGTCAAGTAGCTTAAAATACGTTTCTTGATAGTCATTAAGATCTGCAAAGTTCTTTATTCTATTGTCATTAATACAAAGCTGTTCGTATAGTTTTTTATTACTTAACCATTCTCTGCCTGTCCAAAATTCAAAACCATCATATTTAGATTTATATAAACTGCTGTTCTCATATGCATAAGATAAGTAATATTTATTATAGCCATTGTCTAAAGCCCACTTTATTTCATATAGTGTAGCAAATGAGCCCATGCCTAGTTTAGGATCTTCATAGTCCCAGGCAAATTGTCCTGTAACTAAATGCTTATTAAATGTAATCAATTCTGTAAAAGCTATTGGTTTATTATCTTTGTAATATACAAAGTATTTCCAATCTATAGGATCGTCTCTGTAAAATTCTTCACTTTCTTCTTCGTTATTAGTTTCGTGAAAGTTTTTATATCTAACATATTTTTTATAGATATCAGCTAATGTATCTTCAAGTTTATCTGTTAATTTATCAAATATTTTTACAGATATATCTTTGCGTTTTAATTTGTATCTTTTGTTTTTGTTTAATTTAAATTTAGTTAAATCTAATCTAGCTCCCCTGGCATTAATCCAAGTCTGTCCATCTAGTTTAGTATGATACCAGGATAAAGGAATCCATCCGTTATCTAAAGCATAGTCATATTCATCTAGATCAAACTTAGCTAATATTAAAGAATATATTAAATCGTAATTAGTTAGTTTACCAGCAATGTGGTCAAAGAATATTTTCACTTTTCACGTTCAAATTGTGTCATGTAAGAATCATCAGTCCATGAATCTTCACGAGTATTCTCCACCGTGTAAAAGTTTTGATCAATTAAGTAACCAGGATTTTCTTTTATTCGCTCTTCCATATATGCATCATCGTACCATATAATTCTATTATTAGGATATGCAAAGAAGTTTCCTTCGTCCATTCTAAACATATGAGCACATTTATGTTCTGGATCTTCTGAGAAGTTTGTATCTAAGAAAGAAGCTTTGTCTTCCCATGCCCAGTCAATAGTAAACATGTAAGTGCCTTTACGTTTGACACCTTTACAATCTACTAACTCAGCTCTGCAGTTTGCTAATCTGTTTCTACGTTGTACGTTAACATAAGGAGAAAAACAATCCCAGTATTGATGAATATTCAATTCATGTTTAGGGGCATCTTTTTTCCACACAAAAGCATGTATAGGTCTTCGTGTCCAGTTAACTCCGTTAGGTAATAAACATTCAAATAATAAAGCTCTACGCTCTAATGAAGCTACACAATGTACATCACAGAACGTGTGCTCACCGTGCCCCTTTGTGTGATCAAATAAATATTCGTTTTTAATGTATGCCGAGAACGGCGGTATGTTATGATTTAAATATGCCATGGTTCTCTCCTACCACTTTACTTTATCAGCCCAATAGGCTGCTGACATTTTTCCTTTTGCTATGTTTTTACCGTGTCTAGCTTTAAAAGATTTACGTTTAGCTTTCATTCGAGCTGACTCTCCTTTTTTAGGAGCACCTGCTGTGCCTGTAACTGTTCCTACTTTCTTGCCTTGTTGACCAAATCTAATAGTTTTTATTTTAGGTCCTTCTTTGGCTACTACTATATGTGATTTTTTTGGATGACTGGGAGTTCTTTTAGGTTTATTAAAACCTGATACACCTGCCCTTGCTAGTCTTGGATCTTTTTTACTCATCTGAATCTCCTTGTTTTCTTTGCGATAGTCTTTGGTTGTTTAACAAACTGTTTACCTTTTTTAGTTCCTTTTCTTTTAGCTGCAGTAGTTGCAGCATATTCTTTAGCAGATAAAGACTTAATAGCTTTTTCAGGTAGATAACGTTCACCAGTCACAGAAGATTTCTTCCCTGACTTAGTTCGCCACTTTTGTTTACCCCAGTCTTTAAGACTTTTTTGACTCTTTTTTAGTGCCATGTTTTTTCCTTATTGCTTCTTTTCCTTTTTTAAAAATACTTGCGACTTGTGTCTTGCCCATAACCTTAGCACGTTGTTCGCCAACTGTTAAGATTTGTATTTTGCGCGCAAACGGTTTAGATACCTTTTTGACCTTCGCCACAGTCTTCCTGGCATCTTGCGGAGTCGCGAACGCAATACGTACAGTGTCCTTTGGATTTTCATCTGTATATAATCTCCTTCCTGAACCTTTAGGTTTTTTACCTGTTCCTACTTTTGGATCTTTTCTTTTTGTCATTATACATTTCTTTTAATCTACTTATTGGAAAATTTTTATATGTGGATGTTATCCATTCTTTTCCTACTTTAACAGGTTTTACTTTAAACATTAGCTTTTGTATCCGCCTCCTGCTTTTTTGTAAGCTTTAGCTAAAGCTTGTGCTTTACGAGCAGACCATTGTCCAGCTCCCGTACCGTGAGATGCTTGAGCTTTAATTCTATTGAATATCTTTTTACGTAAGCCAGGCTTAGTATAGTTACCTGCTTTGTTTACTGTACTTTTTGATTTTCTTTTAGTTGTCATTTTTGTTTGTGCCCTGGTTATCATTCTATAATCTTTTTAATTTTTAATCGACCCATGTCTTCATATACTTCTGCTTTTACTTCTTTGCAGCTCATGTATATACCCTCTTGATCTTCTCCGATATTTCTAGTAATTAAACGTTTTTGTTTTAAACAATCACTAAGTCCATCTGTAGGCACCATCTCTATTGTTGAGCCATTCTGTATCATAAGTATTGCAAATACAACTTTAATGGTTTCCATTTTGTTTAGCCTCTAGGTCCATCAATCTTTCTTCATGGAATTGTATAACCATATCATTTTTTAAAATCATAGGTATTTCACTTTCCATTTGTTCTTTTAATTTTTCTACATTCTCACCTAAATATTCGACTAACATATAAAGCTCCTGGACTTGCGGACTAACCATATTTCCTTTAGGAACTCCATCTATAAAATTATTTGCAGCTTCTAAATCTTTTTCCATTAATAATATATTTGACTCTATACTATTAAGTCGCTCAATGACTCCAAACCCGAACCAAGCACCCACAAGACAAGCGCCAATAATAGTAATAAGGTTGCGCGCTGGCATCGAGATGGCGGTGTTTTCATCTACGTCTAATCTTTTCATACTTCATCTAGTTCTACAAATTTACCTTCACAAAAATATTCAAATGATTGCATTGACATTCCATCTACGTTTCTAAACTTTAACAGTAAACTGTCTACCAATGTAACTTTATTATCAAATAAATATTGTTGACAAGCATCTTCAGAAATAAATTGAATATCTTGTAAATAAGTATTTCTGTATTGATCCCCCTCGTACCACATCATTACAGTAAGAATCCAAATCATTAAATCTCTCCGCTAATTTTAATTGCGCTAGCTCCTGTTTGTGTTGCAACATCCATTGCTTTTTCAACAAGCTCTTGTTTCATTTCACTTTCTTTATTCATTTGATCTAACATCATTTTATCTTCTTTTAGTTTACGATCTTCATCTTTGTTTTCATCTTGAATAATAGTTTGTGCTTCTTCTAAAGCCATTTTATCTTCATGAACTTTTAAATCATTCATCATTTTTTGTGCACGTAAAGCAAGATCTTTTTCTTGTAATTCAATTTGAGGATCTTTCTTTTCACCTGCCATGATTTTAGCTTTTTCTTCATCGAGTTGTAATACTTTATCTGAAGCTTCAGCTGACATCATTGCTATTTGATTTTCTAATTCAGGCGGAAGCTGTTGTGGAGGCATTTGACCAGGTTGACCAGGCTGTTGCTCCATAGGACTAGACATAATTATTTGTTGCATTTGTGGATCAGGAATCATCTGAGCCATTTCTTGTCTATACTTCATAGATAAATGTTCTTGAATGTGCGCCATTAATATTTGTGCCATCTGTCTGTTTTCATTGTATGCTGGATTTTGTAACATAGTACCATGTACAATAATATGAGCATCGTGATTTTGATCTATTCTAGCTTTTAAAGGTAAACCTTTCATAGCCATCATATTTTCAGTAATAGGGTCTCCAGTAAATGGAGGTTGTGATTGTGCTAAATATCTTTTAGGATCTTCAACACCCATAGCAGAAAACAACTCTTGACTAATTAATTGCATGTTATATTGTGCAGGATTCTGTTGTGCTATAGACATAATTGCATTTATTTTAGCAATACGATGTGCTTCTGTAGGCATATTAGGATCAGATACAGGTATTACATCAATGCTTTTTAGATTAAAGTCTTGACTAAATACTTGCTGTGCCCCGCCTGCAACTTCATAAGGATATACATTTGGTAAATACTCTTGATCTAATCTTGCAAGAATTCTTAAATCTTTAGTTTGTGCTTCATGCATACGTTTATGTACCGCTGCAAACAATTTACTAGACTGTTCTAGTAAAGCCATAGTGGTTCCGACCGGTCCGTAATTGCTTCCAGATTCTACCACATTATCTGTGGCATCTGCAAACTCACGCGCGGCGTTAGTTACATATTGCATTAGGTTAAATAATGTACTTGACGGTTCTTTAAATGGCAAAGGTTGTAGAGACTTTCCAAGATCACCAG